ATCATCAGGCCATCCATCACGCGGCTCGGCGCCGGGGTGTTCATCTGCGCGGTCTGCCGCTTCATGAACTCGTTGGCGATGTCCTGACGGCTCGCACGCTCGGACGGTGTGGCGCCCTGGCCGACTTCGGTCTGCATCGCCGCCATCGCCTTCTGGACCCGGTCGCCATGCAGCAGGCCCGAGACGAAGCTGTTGTGGCGCTCGCCATTCTGGAAGAACGACTCGAGTGCCTCGGTCGGCTCGACACCGGCGACGTTGCGGCGCTGCATCTGCCCCTGCCGTGCGGTCGACTCGGCGACGGCGCTGAGATACATATCGTTGAGCTGCTTGCTGAACGCCTCGGCATACTCCTTGCCGGCCGGCGTCTCGCCCATCATCTGCTCGATCTTGTTCTTCCACTTGGCGAGCTGGTTGAACGTGGTGCCGCCGTTGTCGCGCATGTGGTCGGACTTGGCCATCGCATCGACGTTATTCTCGCCGAACTTGCGGCGCAGCTCGACGGCGCGGGCGTCGGCCTGCCACTTCCACTTCGTGTTGCTGTAGATGTAGTGCTCGGGGTCCTGCTTGAGCGAGTCGAGCCCCTTGCGGTCGCCAGTCAGCGCGGCGTGCGCTTCCTCGCGCTTGTAGGTGTCCGACTTCGCTTCGACCACGAAATCGCCGTGGCGCCGCAGCGGCGTGTACGGGCCCTCGAGACGCGGCACCGGGATCTGCGGGGCGTCGTCGCCCAGCATTTTCTTGAGCGCGGCGTTGGCGGCGTCGAGCCGGTCGAGCTGGTCGTTGCCGTGGCGGTCCATCGCCTTGATGACGTTCTGCACGTGCGCGGGCAGCGCGTCGAACTTCGCCTGCATGCCACGATCGACGGTGACGTTCGGCTTCCAGTCGGGCACGTAGCCCCACTTCTGCGTGGTGGTCGCCTCGGTGCTGTAGCGGCCAACGGCGTCCTTCTCGTGCGACTTGAGCGCGCTCGCGTCCTTGCCCACCACGCCGAGCTCGTCGCTCAGGCCCTTGCGATACGCCGCCTGCTCGCTGAGCAGGTTCATGTATTTCTTCGGCGCTTCCATTCCCAACTTGTGGGACGCGTAGTCGGCCAGATCGTGACCGAACGCAAGCACGCGCGCGCCGGTCTTCGCGGCGCTGCCGAGGGTGGTGGCGACTGCGCGCGCCGGACCCTGTGCGGGCGGCGGCAGCTTCGTGATTACACGCTCGGCTCGCTCGGTACGCTTGGCAACGGGCTCGGGCTTGAACTCTCGGCCGCGGCTGGCGAGCTCGGTTCGTTCTCCAGGAACGCTTTCAGGCGATCCTGATTTTTCGGCTGAGCGATTTCCGAACGCCTCGGCGCGCTGTGCTGCGCCATCGCGCGTGCGAGATTGAATCGCCTCTGGAGATTCTTTGACATTTTTAACCACCTCACGCATATATGCTGCTGCTTTCGGCGCGTGCTGCTCGAGCGCCGCGCGGCCCCGCTCGGTACTATACATGGACCCCAGCTGCGCAAACAGCTCGGCTTGTCCGTCAGCGCGGTTCAGGTCACCATGCAGGTCACGATTGAACGGGTAGTCGAAGTACGCCTCGAAGGCGCCGCCGGCTGGATCGTTGCTGTACAGGTCGTGCAGCTCCTTCGCCACGGCGCCGTGCGGCACCCACTCATCGTGCACCAGATTCATGCGCATTTCGGGCTGCATCGAATAGACGCCGCCGTGCAGCGCCTGATCGAGCCCGTGGAACACTTCATGGGTGACGACGTGCTGGACGAAGCGCGGGCCCTCGTGCTGTAGCGCGGACGCGCTGATCGTGATGCGCGTGGTGCCGTCGCGGTTCAGGCTGATCACACCGGCGGGCGCGTCGGGGCGGTTCGTGACATGCCACTGGTCGACCGCGTCCACTGCGTGGCCGATCCCCAGCCGGTTGAGCACCGCCATCACCGCGCCCACCGGCGCGTGGTCGTTCTCCATACCGCGGAACTCGTGCGAGCGCGACTCGTAGGACTCGTTGAATTCGTCGGAGCTAAGCCGGTCGACAACTTTCGCTTTGTCGGCGAGCGTGCCGTGGCCGTTCTCGACGAACTCATCCCAGTCACGGCGGAGCGATTCAGGCAGGTCGTCGTAGGCGACCCCGCTCTCGACCGTCTCCTCGTGCTTCTCCCACGCCTCACGGCCGCGGTCCTCGGAAGTCTTCCACGCGTCGGAGCCCTGCTCCTTGGCTTTCGCCTCGAGCTCGGCCTGCTTCTTGGCGTCGCCCTTGTCGCGCGCCTTCAGCCACTGGTCGGTCAAATCCCCCGTGTCTTTCCAGTTTGTCTGCGAGCCGCCGGGGGACTTGATCTTGCCCATGCCCTGCATCACGCCGCGGTCTTCATTGCCGTAGAGGTCGTTGCCCTCGACCCGGCGATCGTCGGAGAACTCAGGCGTCGCGTCCTCGGCCTTCTCCTTGTGCTCGTCCTTGTCATAGCGGACATCGGGCGCGTCCGGCGCATCGTCATGCAGCATGTGCATGATGTCGTCCGGCTTATAGCCGAGCCGGTGCGCCGCGGCGAGCACGCGCGGGCCAAGATACTTTTCACCGACCAGCTTGGTGACGGTCGAGTGGTCGAGCCCATACTTCTCGCCGAGCTCGCGGTGCGACAGGTTGTTGACGAAGTGATCCTGCAGGATCTCGAAATCCCGCTCGGCCTTCTTCGAACCCTTCAGCGCCTCGCGCCACAGGTTGTCACGGGCTTCGTTCTTCGCCGCCGACCCGTCGGGCTTGGCCGGGGCCGCCGGCTGCTCCTCGGGCTCGCGCACGTCTTCACCGCGCGCACGCGCTGCGGCGCGCTCGTTGTATTCCTTCTGCGTGGCCTTCAGGTCCGGGTTGGGCTTGGCGCCCAGCTCACTCAGCACACGCGCGACCTCGGTCTCATAGCGGGCCGGGTCGTACTTGCCGCGCTGGCCTTGGAACGTGCTCCACTCGCCCTTACCGTCGAACATCACGTTCTTGTCGGCGCCCTTGATGTAGAAGCGTCCGTCCGGCGCGTCCTTGCCGAAGTTAACGTGCTCGTCGCCACCGATTGCAACCGGCACGACGTCCGTGGCGTCGAAGTTCTGACGGATGCGCACCACCGCGCGGTCCGAGGGGAACGAGTATTTGTTCGGGCCCTGAACGCGCAGCGGCGGCTCGTAGTTCGGGTCGTAGGCGCGCGGCTGGGTTACTTCTTCCCGCCCACCAGCTTCCGCGGTCCGGCCAGCCCCATCGTCCCGACCAGATACAGCGGCATCCCGAGGTGCTCCGATATCCGCTGCTCCCTCGCTTCGTACGCTGCCGTCTCGTGCGGCTCCTGCTTGCTCGTGCACCGGTTGTCGCAGCTCACCTGCTGGTCGAACTGCATCGGGTCCCACGCGTTCGGGTCGATTAGCGACGTCCCCGGCAGGGGTTTGCACTTGTCCTTCAAGTCGTCCACGGGTCATTCTCCGGTTAAGTTTGATGCTGCCGCCTTCCTTGGCGGCGGGTGCGGCTACCCCTTGGGCGGCTTCGGCAGGTCCTGCGCGTACATCGCCCGGTTGGGATTTTGGAACTTCGGCGGTTTGGACGGCTTGGGCCCCTTCTGCGGGGCGGCTGCCTTCGGCGGCGGGCTGGACTTCAGCGGCGCCACGCTCGGCGACTTGACCGACGCTACGCTGGTCTTGCCCATTGACACTTTGCTCGGCGCCGAGACTTTCGGCACCGGGGGCTGCTTCAGATTTGACAGTTTGGGCATTGGGATCTCCACCGAGGATTTTGTTGCGCCACGCGGTCAGGATGTTGACCTTGTCGAGCGAGGTTTGGGCTTTCGAGAAACCCAGCTTCTTGATCGCGAGGTCGATCTTCGCCGCGGCTTGAGCGAGGTTCGGCGCCTCATTGATGCCGGTCAGCTTCACCAGCTTGTCGATGTCCTTCATGGTCGGGTACGGACCCGGGCCATTCTCCGGCCGATTGTCGGGGGAGCTGACACGGTCCTCGCGCCACGCGTCCGACAGCAGCTGCTCAGCGTCGTGCTGCACCGGCGACTTCTTCGCCTCCGCCTCGATCAGCTTATCCACCGCCTTCGTGAAGTCCGGCGTGCTGCCGTGGTCCTGGCCATTGAAGCGGTGCGCGCCGGCCACCGTCTGGCCGAGCTGCTCGTGCACGATGTCGGCGCGCGGGCCAAGCTTCGAGACGAGACTGTTCACCGCCTGCTCGCGGCTCACCGCGGCGGCCTGCTGCTGGGCGGCCTGCGCGGCGGCCTGCTGGTCCTGAATGCGCCCGGCGGCCTGCAGATGCGGCTGCTCGCGCGAATCGAACAGCTCGCCCTGCGTAATCGGCTGGGTCTCGAGCTGGGTGGCCGCTTCATGGCCCATGAAGGGCGTCTCGGCACCGAACGCGGCCTCGACGTTCTCCTTCGTGGTGGCGGGCGCGCGGGTGACCCCGGTGGTCTGGTCGATCACTTCCTGCGGGCCGCGGTTCGCGCCCATGCGGATCGCTTCCGTCGGGTTCGGCGGGACCGTCGTGCCCTGCTGGTTGTCGAACAGGTCGCCCTGCGGGCCTGCATCGATCGTGGTGTCGTGCCCCTGCATGGCGGCGTCGACATGTCCACCCACGTTGTAGGGGTTGGTCGTGAACAGCTCACCCTGCTGGCCGAGGGACGGGTCGGCCACTGCCTCGCCGGCCGCGTCGGCAGGCTTGCCCGTGTCCTTGCCCTCATTCGCGCCCTTGAGCGCCGACTTGCCACCCATGAACGGGCGCAGCATGACGCCACCGAGCGCACCCACCGCGAAGTCACCCGCGATGTGCGAAGCGACATCCTTCGACCACGGCTCACCGTTACCGACGTTCTCACCGATGCGCGAGCCCGCGCCCATTGCCGCGTTCTGCGTGCCCTGGTCGACCACCACCCCGGCCGCGCGGCCGACGAAGTCACCGGCGAACTTGGCGCCGACGCCTTCTGCGTAAGGTGTGAGGTACTTGCCGCCGAGATACGTCGTCGCTGCTGCGACCGGCGCGGCGATCGCTGCTGCCTTGTAGGCACCGGCGGTGTTGTTGGGGTCCTTGTCAAGCACGTTCTGCGCGGACGTGCCAGCAGCCTGCGCACCGAAGACGACCGGCGCGGCGGGGCCTGCAGCAATACCAGCCGCGAGCGACGGCGCCGCCTTGACCGCTTCCATCACAGCGACGGACGGGTTGTGCATCACCGCGGCTGCGGTGTCCCCGAAGCCCTGCGCTTCCTCGACCGCCCGGTTGGCGGCCTGCTGCCTGTCCGAGTAGCCCTTGGCGAGATCCGCCTGAACCTGCGCGCCGGTGAGCGCCTGCTTCGGAGCGCCCTGATCCACGAGATACGGCGCGGCGCCGTCGGTCACGTGCCGGCGATAGTCCTCGATCGCAGCGTTCGACGTGTTGCCCGAGGCGAGGCTCGCGAGACCCTTGCCCGCCTGCGCGGCACCTGCGAGACCCTGAAGCCCGGCGACACCCACATCGCCGAGGCGGCGCAGCGCGCCCTGCTTCCCATGCGGCTCAGGCGTTCCGTCAACCGGCTCGAAGTCGTGCAGCACCCCGCCGGAAGAATCCTGCTGGGTGTCGTGATGCAGGTCGCCGCCGACCGGCTCGAAGCCTTCGAGAGCTGCCATGAGTGTCCTTTATTGCGGGAGACCGGGGATTGCTGCGGTCTGTGGTCCAGCAGGGATCTGGCCGTTGGGACCCAGCGGCGGCTGCACCGGTTGCGCGCCGTCGTTACTGATCGGCACAAAGGTGGCCATCGCTTCACGCTCGCTGCCGTACCACCGGTTGTCCGCGCCGCGGTAGCCCGTGCGGCCGTCCTTGCCCTTCGAGACCTGCACCCCGCCAGGGGATGCGTCGCCGCCCGGGGGCACCGCGCCGTTGATCTTTTCGAGCGCGCCGGTCTTGACGTTGAACTGCATCGAGCGGCCGGGGTTCTTCGCATCCACCCACAGGCCGGGGGTCGTCGCCGACTCCTTGAAGTTCGCACCGCCGAGGGCGCCGCCCGCGGCTCTCATGCGCGCGACGTCGCGGCGCGCGTCCGCGCCGGTCTGCGCGGTGTCACGGCGCGTGTCGTTGGTGGCGTCGTTCTTCAGCTGGCTGGACAGATATCCGGCGCCCGACTTCGGCGAGAGCGCAGTAAGCACGCGCTCATCGTTCGCCTGCTGGGGCGAGCCCGGGTAGTTCGGGTTCTGCATGTTCGTCTGGTAAGCACGCAGCGCGGTCTGGTAGTTGGACTCGGCTGTGTTGCTGTTGTCCACGCCGGTCGCCTGACTGCGGTAGAGCCCGCTACGCGCACCGGCCTCGCCAGCCTGCGAGTTGTAATAGTTCGCCTTCGCCGGCGCGAGCGAGGCATCCGCGTCGGAGGCATTGGCCGAGGCGTTGTTCTTCCGAATCACGGAGGGCGACTGATCCTTGTTCACGATCGCGTTCGTCATCGACGCGTTCGCGCTCGTCTGCTGCGAGTCGGCGTTCTGCATCTGCGGATACATGGTCGGATCGGCCTGCAGCAGCCGGGTCTTGATGATGCCGTTCTGCAGGAAGCCCGCTGCCGCGTACTGCACGTGCGGGTCGGTCAGGTCATAGGTCTGCCCGCTGGGCTTGCCGTCCGGTCCGACGACCGACATCTTGGTGCCGGTCGCATCAAACGACACCGGCATATTCAACTCACGCGCCTTGTCCGCGATGCTCTTGGCGCCGCCCGCGATGTCACCCTTGCCCACCATGCCGGTGACGCCGTTGTAAAAGTCGTGCGCCTCACGGCCGACGTCCATGATGCTTTTCTGCTGCGTATTCTTCAGCCGCAGTCCTTCGCCCTGCGCGGACGCGTTGCCGTACTGGGCCGACTGCAGCGGCTGGCCGCGCCGAGCCATCGCCGCCTGCACATCTTGGTTATACGAGGGCGAGTTGGGGTCGAGCGTCGAGAGGTCCTGCTGCAGCCCACGCTGATTATCGATATCAAGCGCCATCGCCTGATTCTTCAGCTGCGTCTGCTTGGTGTCGGCGAGGCCACGATACGTGTCGAGGCCCGACTTCATGGCCTGCCCACCCGCGATATACCAGTTGATCGTCATCTCATTCCTCGCTTACATCGTGAAGCCATAGGAGTTGCTGCCGACCCCCCAGTTATTCGCCGCGCTCGCCGCGCCAGCTCCGCCGCCGCCTCCGCCACCACCCCCACCACCGAACGCGCCGAGCAGGCCACCCCCCACCGCGCCGATCGCCGCACCCCACGGGCCAAACGCCGAGCCGATCGAAGCACCCGACATCGCACCGCTGCCGATGTTGCCGAAGGTGCTACCGCCGCCACCGCCACCGCCTCCACCGCCGCCCATGCTGCCCATGATCCCGCCGATGCCACCGAGCATCCCGCCGAGCCCCGAGGACTCTTGTTGGTTGAGCTGCTGCTGCGCGTTGAGCTGCTGGCCGTAGCCCTGCATCTGCGTGCCGTACGAGCCGAGGCCAAGCTGGCCCGCCTGATACTGCATGCCGCCGGCGGTTGAGTAGGCGGCGTTGTTGGCTCCACTCGCGTTGATCTGGTTGTTCACGCCCAGCTGACCCGCGTTGATGATCTGGCTGTTCGTGTTGACCGCCTGATTGCCGGCGTTCAGCCCCAGCTGCGTGGCGCCCAGGCCGAGGTTCGCCGCGCTCTGGCCGAGCTGCTGCGAGGAGAGGCCGAGCTGATCCGCGCCCAAGCCGAGCTGACCCATGCCCATGCCGAGCTGCTGCTGCGACTGGCCAAGCTGCTGCGAGCCGAGGCCGAGCTGACCGGCGCCGAGGCCGAGCTGCTGTTGCTGCGTGCCGTAGCCCGGGAGCACCGAGCCCAGCTGCTGCGCCTGCGTCTGCATGTTCCAGCCAAGCTGCTGCGCGGCCACGCGCGCGCGGGTCGCGGCGGCTGCCTGCTGTGCGGCCTGATTGATGCCGTTGGCGTTCCACATGCCTTGGAACGCGCCGGAGGCCGGGTTCACGCCGGCGGCCTGCATCTGCATCTTCTGCGCTTGGGCCTGCGCGTTGAATGTGTTATTGACGTCGCCGATAGCAAGCTGCGCCTGCTGTTCGAAGTTGGCGTCGGTGTTGTAGGCGTCGGCCGCCTTCTGCATGTTCTGCAGTGAGGGCAGGAACGTCTGGTTATAGGCGTCGCTGTACTTCTGGCCGTTCGCGTTGAACTGCTGTTGCATCTGCTGATACTGCTGGGCCTGCGTCTGATACTGCTGGGCGGCCTGCATCATCGCGGCCTGCTGGTCGCGATAGTCGTTGCCGATACCCTGGTAGTTCGTCGCCTGCTGGTTGAGTGCCTGCTGCTGGGCCTGATACTGCGCGGCCTGACCATAGAGGCCCTGCTGTTGCTGCTGGAAGACGTCGGCCTGATGCTGCATCTGGCCCGACTGGTTCGCGACGTTCGAATTCTGCGCGGCGATCGCCTGCTGGATCTGCGGCCCGTACTGCGTAAGGTAGGCTTGGATCTGCTCCGACGAGAGCTTGTTGATCCCGCTCTGCGCGGCGGCGATCGACGGGTCAGCCGGGGGCGGCGCAGGCACGTCCCCACCGCCGCCGCTCTTACCATGCGGGTGGGCCCATACGCCATACTTGGCCTTAGCGAGTGTGCGTAGCAGGTTCATGGCTTAATCCATCGACATTCGTCGCGCAACATTCCGTAGACAATCAGGTCGGTGCCGTCAGCCATGCCGCGGCGCATCGTCCCCTCGTTGACAAACCCCACGTGCTCATCGAACTTGCGGGCGGCGGCGTTCTCAGCGCCCACCAGCCCGGTTACTCGGCTGCACCCCAGCTGCAGGAACGGGTAGGCGAAGAACCGGAACATCGCCTCCTTGGTGGCCCAGCGCGCACCCGGCTCAGCGGCCACATGCATGCAGATGTCGTTACCTGAGTAGCGGTCGTAGACCACCGCCGCGATCAACTTGCTGTCGCGTTCCACACCAATTGCGATCGACTTCGGGAATGTCGCGCCGATGCGCGCTTCCGCCCATCGCACCACCCGCTCGTCTTCGCCGTAGATAAATTCGAGTGCCATAACTAGCTAACCTTTTAGCACCAACGGGCTCACATGCACAGTCATTCCCCGGCCGCGTTAAGGCGTTGGATGATCGCGTTCAGGGCCCCGATGATTTGCGCTGTGCTGGCGTTCGCCGGCAGCTGGGTGAGCGTCACCGTGCCACGGCGCGCGCCGGTCATCAGCTCGACGTTTTCCTTGAGCGCGTTGACGATCTGCGCGAGCCCCGAGTCGAGCCGCATCGTGCTGGGGATCGGAGGCTTCCTGAGCGCGCTCACGTCTGCCTCAGCTCAGCGATGGTGGTGGCGAGCGTGACGCGGCGCACCGGCGCGTTGCCGGTGATGAGGACTTCCCAGTCGGTCGCCTTGAACGTCGAGGGCAGCCGCACGGGCTCATCCGAGCGCATACCGGTTTCGAATACATGCACACCATCGGCAAAGAGCGTGACCTGGATGTTGCGCACGTCCTCCGGCTCCACGATCGGGATCAGGTTGCTGCCGTTGAGGATCAAGCCATCCACCAGTGGGTCATTTGGACAGCCGCCGAGCGAGCGGTTGCCCGCCACCGCCGCGGCGAAGGTCGTCGCGTTGGCCGCGAGGTCGCGCTGGATCTGCTCGTTGAAGGCGTCGCCGCCCGCGATATAGCTGTAGTCGGCCCTCACCTTGAGCGCGCCGAAGTTGGTCGGCTCGGTCATCTGGAAGATCCGCGAGCGCCACTGGTAGATGGTCGCGTTATGCGTATCCGCGTCGAGCTGGTAGATCTTGTTGTCGTCGGCGTTGACCGCGAAGATGTTGCTGTTGCGCCGGTCGACGTAGGTGCAGGTGGCCGGGAAGTCGAAGGTCGCGAGCGGCGGCGTATCGGCGCGCGAGAACACGAACGCCGAGGTCGGCCCGCTGCCGTTGTTGAAGAAGCCGATGTACATATTGTTGTACAGCAGGCCGATGATCGAGCTCGGGTTCTGCACCTGCCACTCGTCGCGGGTGTAGAGCGGCTGGGTGACGTTGTCCTGCGCGCCGGGGCCGATTGCCACCAGCCCGTTCGGGCTCGCGTACATCACACCCCATTGATCAGACACGATCGAGCGCTTCGAGGTGCACGGCTGCAGGATCGGCAGCTTCTCCTGTGACATCGCCGCGGGCGACTGGCCGGAGAGCAGGTACGGGTTCGCCTCGGTACCGACGAACAGCGTGGTGCCGAAGGTGCCGATCCCCACGATCGGATACTCGGTGGTCTGCATGTAGCTGACCGGCCACGCGTGCGGCTTGTAGGGCTCACAGAACCAGATCTGGTTGCCGGTGAAGCCCGCGAGCATGCCGTTGGACATCTCGGTCAGGCCCTGCAGATCCGCGGGCGGCGGGGTGAAGAAGGTCGACTCGAGCGTCTGCCCGAGCTGCGTGGTGATGAGGTTGTCGACGAACGACGCCGTGCCGATCGTGATCTGCTTGACGAACTGGAACGCCACCGTGGTCGCGCCCGTGACCGTGCGGTAGATGTTGATGAACTTCCAGTTGTAGAAGCCCGCCGGCGGCGCAGCGAACCCGGCCACCGTGACGGTGGCTCCCGAGCTCGAGACGGTCACCAGCGCCGCGGGACTCGGGGCCGACTCCTCGAAGATGGTGCCGAACTGCGAGACGTACGTATAGACGTAGGAGCGCGTGTCAGCGGGCGCGGCCGTGGCGCTGGGCGTGAGCGTCGGCGCGGTGGTCGGCGCGGGCACGCCCATCTCGTAGAAGGCAGCCGGATAGGGACCCGGCCCGGTGGACGCGAGCGCCCAGTTGGTCTTCTTCGGCGAGAAGTTCTCACCGGTGTAGTAGAGCCGCCAGTCGCCGCTGTCCGCGAGCACCGAGGCCACCACGTCCACGTCGCCCGCCCAGGTCAGCCAGCGGGTCTGCAGCAGGTCCGGGTTGTAGTGCTGGTAGATCGCCTTGACGTTGGCGTTGGCCGGCGTGAACACCGTCAATGGCTTCTGCCACGGGCGCAGCTCGCCGGACTGCAGCTTCACGTTGCGCGCGAGCTGCGCGTTGGAGACGGGCAGCCGCGTCGGGCCCGAGCGCGGGATGATGCCCGAGAAGCCGTCGATCGCGATCGTGGACATATCAGTCGGGGAGCGTGGCGTTGGCGCCAGCGTCTTCGTGGATGGAGAGCTCGCAGTGATCCTTCTGGAACAGGTCGAGGAAGCGGCACAGGACGCAGCCCCACAGCTTGCCCTTGCGCTGCGCCTTGCCCGCGCGCGACGAGATCGTCTCGTTTGCGTCGCCGCCGGTGAGCACGTTGCCCGCCTCGTCCAGCAGGCGAAGCCAGTTCATCAGGTACAGTTTGAGCAGTTCCATCTTTAGCCCCGTGGGTCAGTGGTAACGCGCGGGTCGGCCTGGGCCTTGCCGCGGAAGAATGAGGCCACGCCGAGGATGCCGCCGATCGCGAACACGAGATCGGTCGACAGCGCCACCGGCTGCACGTGAAAGAGCGGCAGCACCCACAGGGAGTTGATGTAGAGCCCGAACGTGAAGCCGATGAACGGCCGCCAGCTGTAGGTCGGCCAGTGATCCGCCTTCGCCTCGACCTGCATGGTCGTGTTGACCGTCTGCATGTTGGCGGTGTCAGCGGCCAGCTCGGCCTTCTCCACGTCGGCGGCGATCTGCGCGAGCGTGACCTGCTGCGCCATCACAGCCTGCTGGAACTGCAGCGAGAGGTTCGGATCAGCCTGCAGCGCGGCGAGCGCGGCGTCGGGCGCGGACTGGCCGGTCACCACCTGCGCGATGCCCACGACCTTGCCCGCGATGTCCTCGGCCTTGGAGCCGCCGAGCCAGCCGGCAATCATCGGCGCGAACTGTGCGAGCGCCATCGCGATGGGGATGAGCGGCATCACTTCGCTCCTTTCTTCAGGTTCGCGGCGATGCGGTTGGCCCAGCCCTTACCGAACGTCGCCCACGTCGAGAGCGACGTGAAGTAGGTGATGCGCAGCGCGTTCCAGCGCATCATGAATTTGAGCGGGTCGGTGGCCTGCACCGCGGCGACCGTTGCCGGTCCGATCAGGCCATCCACCTTGGCGCCGCTCGCGCCCTGCATCCAGATCACGCAGTGCCCGCCGTTGTAGTTCGCATCGAAGATCTGGAACGCCACGCGCGGGTCAAACGTGTCGAGCCGCAGCGGGTCCCAGTACAGCTTCTTCGCGATCGCCTTGGCGGTCTCTTTCGGCAGATTCTTCATCGCCCCGGTGTAGCCATAGGCGCGCGCCACGCGTGCGGTGACGCCCCACATGGTTTCGCCACCGGGGTCCTTCGGGTTGTTCGAATAGCCGCCCTCGTTGCCGATCAGGGCGTCGAAGGCGTCATCGAAGCTCGTCACTTACGCCGCCGGGGTCTCGGTGGCGTCGCCAGCCGGCGCGTCCGGTGCGGGGGCAGCCGTCTCCGCCTTGGGCTTCATGTGGCGCGGCACGCGCGGCTTGGACTCCTGCACGGCTTCGGCTTCCGCTGCAGCCAGCATCGCCTGACCTTCTTCGGTCAGCACCACCACCGGCACCATGTCGCCGATCACGCGGCGATTGGCCATCTCGCCGACGATGATCTTGTCACCGACCACTTCCGCGCCCGCGTGGGCGATAAAATCCTGAATCGACATTGCCATGCTGCACTCCACTTATTGACTTGTTGGGGGTTACTTCCTCACCTGCGATTCGATGCGCGCGATGTTAGCGCGTATGTCCTCGCGGATCTGCTCGATCAGCTCCTTCATGTCCTGCTTGAACTCGACGTGCATGGTCTGCAGGTCAGCCTTCTTCATGTATTCGCCTGCCACTTCGACGCGCAGCTTGGTGTGCGCATTCTGCAGGTTCTCAAGCTTTTCAGCGGTGACCCGCTGGTCATCCCGGACAGACTTCACATACCCTCCGATCACGGCCGATACCGCCGTGAACAGCAACGTGATGGCCAACGAAAGCCATGTGTTGATGTCCATGAATCCCCCGAGAAATTGGTCTTTTGTTAGCAGGTTCCAGTTTACTAAGCCGGGATACCTGTGTACATGATGTAGGCCAGCGCATAGTACGGCGGCCGGTTCTCGAACGCCGTGCCGGAGCCCGCGTTCTGAGTCGTGATGGCCGTGCCGCTCGCGCTCAGGAACACGCCGGTGGCGTGCGCTTGGATCGAGACGCCGGTGCCGCTCGCGCTCAGGAACACGCCGGTAGCCGCCGGGTTGATGCCGATGTTGGCGAACTGGGCTTGGACCGACATGCCGGTGCCCGAGGCGAAGATCCCGATCCCGGTGCCCGAGGTCGTGGTGCTCGAGGACGCGTTGCCGCCGGACGCAGGGCCCGAGAATCCCTTGATTGGGTTGCCGCCGCCGTTGTAGAACACGCCGTGGCTGTGGCCCGGGTCGGCGACACCGTGTGCGTGGCCCGGATCACTCAATCCGTGCCCGTGCGGCGTCTGTGGCAGCGCGTGGTTGTGCGTCGGATCGTTCACGAAGTGGTTGTGCCCGCCGTCATTCACGCCATGCACGTGCGTCGGGTCGTTCACGAAGTGGGTGTGGCCGGGGTCCGTCACGCCGTGCGCGTGAGTCGGCATGTTGGCGATCGCGAGGGTGGTGCTCGCAGCGCCGCCGGTCGCGCCCACCGCGTAGGTGCTGGGGCCCGTACCCGAGCCCGCGCCGACGACGAACTTGTTGCGCAGGTCAGGCGTGCCGTTGGTGCCGTCACACAGGCTCCAGCGCTCGGGGAGCTCGGTGATCGAGCCCGACCACATGACCATGATGCGGCCGAAGATGCTGAGAATCATCGCCTCGAACGTCGCTTTGTCGAGGAAGTCGTTCCACAGTGCAGCCGGCGCGCGCAGCTCGAAGCGGTCACCTGCGTTGAAGGCCGCGGCGGTCGTTCCGTCCTGCCCGCGCACGACCGTGAACGTGTCACCGGCGACCAGCGTCACCTTGACAACTTCCGCGACGTTGGCGGCGTTGACCAGCGTGCCCCAAAACCAGTCACCGGGCGTGAGCGCCGGGAAGCGCGCGCCCTGGCCTGCCGCGAGCGAGACCAGCGTCTGCACCGCGGAGATGTTGCCCGCGAGCGTACCGAACGCACCGTTTTTGATCTTGACCGTCATACGATCCTCTGGAATTCAACCACCGTCGAGTCGCGCGTGAGCGACTTGTCAGCGCGGATGCGGGCCTTGTCACAGGCCACGCGGAACTTGCGCTCGTAGGTGAGCGCGCCCTGCGGGTCAGAGAATGGCTGCCCGTGCATGCTGTAGAGTCGGCCGCGCGCGCCCGCGGCGATGTCCTCGAGGTAGTGCTCGAAGATCGAGCTGTCGGCGCCGGTCGAGTCGCGCGTCGGCGCGAGCGCGGCGCGCAGCGTCACCGCGTTCTCCAGTGCCTCCACCGGATACGGCACCAGCAGGATCTCGGGCTCGATCACCCGCGTGAAGTACGCGGGGGAACCGGCGAGCGTGCGGTAGTCGAGCGTGCGGTAGATGCGCGTGAGCGCGTCAATGGACTTCGGCACGAGCAGCTTGCCGTTGTACCAAGCCTGCACGATGTCGACCAGCACGGTGCCCTCGGGCGTCTCGATCGGGTAGTTCGCCACGTTCGCTTCGGCCGACAGCGGCGCGAGATCCTTCTGCCAGTACCGCGTCTTGCGGCAGAACTCGATCACGGCGTTCTTCACCGCGTTGGTGGCGACGAACTCGGGCACGTCCTGCACGTACGGCAGCACTTCGGCGAGGAAGTCGTCGTACGGCACCGTGCGGTTGTAGATCTCGGTCATGAGGTCGCTCCCGGTACCGGCTGGTTCTTCGGCGCCAAGCTCTGGTTCACGTTGTTGGCGGCATCAGACTTATCCTTCACGCCGAGCGACGTGGTGAACGCCTCCCAGTACTGCTTCGCGAGCGCGAGCCCCGGCGCGTACTCCGCGTCCTTGCTGCACGCGCAATACAGCATGTAATCCATCAGCACGGGGATGAACACCAGACGCAGCGACAGCGGCGTGGCCTCGGTCTCGAGGTCGAGCGGCGCCTGCGAGTAGTTCACCTCGATGTAGTTGTTGCCGTCGCTGGGCGGGTAGACGTAGAAATTCGTCTGATCCTGAATGTCGTAGATGTAGTTCTGCACCACCGCCGAGCGCGGCGCCGAGTGCCAGTTCGGCACCTGCGCGTCCATCAGCTGGCGCGAGACGATGCGCACCGAACGCCCGGGCGTGGTGCCGTTCACGCCCAGGTTGCGGTAGACGTCGAGCAGCATCCAGCCATCGGCGGGCAGCGCCTGCCGGGTACCCGGCTGCAGGTGCACCGCGGCCGTGACGCTCGAGAGGTTCGGCTGCAGCAACACGATCCGGCGCTGCCCATCATTGAGCCAGCTGAGCAACTCCTTGCGCGTCCACCGGACGTTGTCGGGGTCGAGCAGCTGGGTCGCGACCTTGTTGATGAGTGACGTGCCCAAGAACTCGGGCACTTCATCCAGGGTCTGGACAATGATGGACATGGGCGCTTTCTCTTAGGAGATGTCGGCCATCGCTTCCATGATGGCGCGAGCGATGATGGCGTGGCCGGAACCGTTCAGGTGCAGCGGGTCGCCGTACATGCCTTGGGCGATGCCCGTGGCGTACAGCGGAAGCTGCGCGGGCGGATCGATGATCGGAATATCCGCAGCGGTCGCCGTCGCGTACATCGCGTCCTGCCACTGGTTGTAGACCGTCAGGGTCGTGTCGCTCGGGTCGAGCGGCGCGTAGCCCATGTAGATCACGTCACCCCACACTTTGGCCGCGGTGATGAGGTTGGCGAGCTGGGTCTGCGTGGCCGCGATCGTCGACGCCGCATCTTTGTCGTTGAACCAGCCGTTGATGATCGTCACGTTCAGCGCGTTCGTATCCATCAGCACGCTCGCCGCGGCACGCGTGTTCCACGTGTTCGTGTCACCGGCGCCGGTGGTCAAACCGGGCGCGGCGGCATAGGTCGCCAGCGGCGTGCCGGTGCTGCCCGCGTTGATGATCTCGATGCCGGGTTTGCTCGCGATGCGCGTCCCGACCGCCGCGATGAAGGTCGCGTTGGTCTTGCGCTGGAACTGCACCGAGGTCGCCGTGGTGCCACCGGGCACCGTGAGCGTGACCTTCTTCACGCCCAGGATGTCGTTGCTGGTGACCGTCTGCGCGAGCGTGCCGCTGCCGTTGTAGAACACGTCGAAGTTGCCCGACACCCCGGTGTTGTTGTTCATCATCACGAGGACTTCGACCGTGTCGAAGGCGTTCGCCGGCGTGAACGAGATCCGGTTGCCGACGCCGTCCATCGTCCAGCCGCTACCGCCGATGCAGCGGAAGTCGGTCAGCAGGCTGGTGCCGCCCGTGAGTCCCACGCGGGGGTCATAGACCAGCGGGACATCGCCCGAGTTACCGTCGCCCACTGCCCAGTCGGCCGTTGCGCTCATGCCGCGGGCCGCCATCGCCGCGGCGAGATGGGTGAGGAACGACTGGGACCGGCCGTTGGTGAAGGACGTGCCCGCGGCGGCGAAGCCCGCCGTGAACGAGTCGCCGATGCCGAGGATGCGCGCTCGCGCGAAGCCCGACTGGCCGCGGCCCATAATCGCCGCGATCTTGCTGGTGTTCGACTTCTTCCAGTTGCGCAGCGCGCTCTCGCGCACCGTCTGCGTGCCGGTACCGCCGCTGGCCGCCGGGTGGACGTGGTCAGCCCGCGCATACGCCGCGGAGCTGCCGACAGCGCCACTGCCCGACTCGATCAACGGTGTCGTCGACGCCGCCGCCGGGATGGTCGGCGCTGCATGCACGTGGTCAGCGCGCGCGAACGTGGTACCCGTGCCGACCGCTGCCGTGCCGAGCGCCGCGGGGGTGGTCGTCGCCGCTGCCGGGATAGCCGGAAGCGCATGCACGTGATCAGAACGCGCGTAGGTCAGGGACGTACCGACGGCCGCCGTGCCGAGCGCCGCGGGGGTGGTCGTCGCCGGCGCCGGAATCGCCCCGCCGCCCGTGGAGGGCGAGATGTTGGCGATAAACGAGCCGGCCGTGCCGCCTGCGAATTCGACGATGTTTGCTGCCGTCCACGCGGTGCCGGTGCCGACGCGGCCGACGATGTTGGTCGCGCGCGCCGGGGCGGTCACGAAGCGCACACCCTTCTGACCGACCGGGACACCCGACTGCTGGAACACATCTACGCCATCCAGCGAGCCGCGCAGCGCGCCGGTGTCGAATAGGATCTGCGCAGCCGTCGCGGTGGGGCTGTCGAGCTTCACATCGCTGACCGACACGTCCGGCGCGTTGACGTAGACGCTCAGGTCGCCGCCGTTGGCCTTCACGCCCTTGACCACCGAGTTACCCGCGCCCGCGTTGATCTTGACCACGTAGCCCTGCGTCTGCCCGAACGTCTCGATGTCCTGCACCATATCCACAGGGGAGTTGGCGATGACCGCCGCGCAGTCACAGTTGAACGTCTTCACACTGCCGATCGTGATCGGCCGCGTCATGCCGGTGTCGACGAAGATGATCGGCTTGCCGTCCACGTCGTTGGTGACGTAGTTGCGCGCCACGACGCCTTCGATGATGACCTCGCCGGAACCGGCGCCGGCCAAGTCGATCACGCCGCGGTCGGTATCCGAGCCGGGGGCGTCTTCCAGCGTGATGCCGTGGATCTCGACGCCGCCGAGGAAGGTGCTCACCGCGCCCGACTCATTGAAGAGGGCCGTGACGTTGAACATGCTCACACGGTTGCAGTCGCGGAAGACCTGGAACCCAAGGCCGCGGTTGTTGTTGCAGGTCGTGTTGTGGAACTCGACGTCGATGTTGCCCTTGTCGCCGTCGGCGATGTTGTTGTTCGGCTCGCAGTCGATGCCGTCTTCCGGGGCCGTGCCGTTGGCGTTGTTGTAGACGCCGTTGAAGTCCTTGAAGCGCACGGTGTTGATCAGCGACATGTTGTTGCGGAACGCGTTCAGCGCGCGGCAATCGACGTTCGTGATGTCGGTCGGGAACGTGGCGTCGGCCGTAATGTCCGTGGCGCCCATATAGAAGCCGTCGGCGCAGGCGTTGTCCGAATACACGCGGACGAATTTGATGCGGGCGCAGTTGTCCCACACCTGAATGTTGTGGGCTTCCTGCAGCCCTTCGACGACCGGCCGGTTGGCGCGGTTGCCGTCCATGTTCAGGTCGGTGATCAGGCCGTCGACACAGCCGTCCAGGCCCAGCAGCCAGTTGCCGAAGTCGCACGACATGCCGTTGGCGCCCTTGACGGTCGCGCCATTGGCCTCGATCTGGAAGTGCGTCGCGTTCTGCAGCGTGTACGGGGTGCTCGCCGTATAGAGCTTCCCGTGCTGCATCGCCAGCGTGCGGTTCGGGGCAGCCGCGAGCCAATCCAGCCCGTTGTGCAACTGCACCGTGTCGTCGGCGCCGCTGGTCGGGAACGATTCCACAAAACGCACGCCCGCATCGCTACCGGTGGTGGCGAGGGCGTTCATCACAAATCCGGTACTCGCTGCCTGATCGTTGCTGGTGCCCGAGGGAAGCGTCGGGACTTTGACGATGCCGGTGAACTCGGGCGACGACAATTGCGCCGCGCCTTCCACGTCGGCAACGCTCAGCTCCACGTCGCCGGTGCGGCCGGCCACCGAGGTCACTGCGCCACCACTGCCGGTGAGGGCGGCAACCGTCGTCTGCACGAGCGCGCCAGCGCGGCTGAGCGTCACGACTTCGGCGCCCGTGAGCGCGCCTGCCGGGGGCGAGCTGCCCTCGACGATCGGCTCGAGCGCGAACGCGGCGAGGTCGTCTGCGGTCGTCTGCAGGATGCCCGCGCCGCGGCTCACCGGGACCGTCTCGGAACCCGTCAGCGCGCCCGCATCGGCGGCCGTACCGTCGGCGATCGGGGCCTGGGCGAATTCGGCCAGCTCCTCGGCGGTGGTCTGCAGGAGGCCGGCGCCGCGGCTCACGGGAATCGTCTCCGCGCCGAGCAGCGCGCCTGCGCTCACCGCGGTGCCGTTGGCGATCGGTGCGCGCGCGAGCGTCGCGATCGCGGCCGGGGTGGTATGAAGGATGACGTCGTCGCGGGTCACCGGCATCGTCTCGGTGCCCGTGAGCGTGCCCGCGTCGGGCGAGGCGGTGCCGAGCAGCGGCGCCTGAATGAAGGCGGCCAGCTCGTCCAGCGTCGCGAGGGATTCAATGCCGTCCTGCACCACGGTGATGCCGTCGGTGCCCGAGAGCTCGCCCGCGGCGGGCTGGTCGACCACGAGGTTATCGCTCAGCAGAATGTCGCTCACCGTCTGCGGCGTGATGCCCGTGCCGCCGATCTGCAGCGTGTAGCGCCCGTCGGGGGCGTAGAAAAAGAAGAAACCGTTCGCGTCGGTGAACAGCGTGTTGGTGATTGCCGTGACACCGTCGTCGCTATAGATCGTTGCGGCAGCGCCGGACGGATACTTGAGAACCGTGACAGTGGCTGAAGCGACAGGAACACCCCTGCCGTTGGAGACGTTGTTTTGGTACTTTTGCATGTGCTTTGGCAGGAAGTGAGTTTGGGGGCCGAAGCCCCCGGGGTGTGATGCGGTTCGGTTACGCGCTCAGCAGCGCGACCCAGGTCACGCCGTTCGAGGTGATGAACATCGCGCCCTTGCCGAACGGGACCGAGAAGGCCGCGTTGGCCGCTGCGCCGTTGATCGTTCCGCCGACCGGCGGGAACACACTCAGGGCATCCGCAGCGTCACCGTTGAAGATGACCTTGCGGGCTGCGCCTTCATTCATCAGCGTGGCTGCACCGCCGGTTGCGACGGTCGTGAACATCGAGATGCCGGCGGTGACCAGCGTGCCCGTGGCTTGCGTGGTGCCCGCAGCGGCGAGGCCGGTGGCGGTGTCACCCGCGATGACAGCCTTGGCGTTGATGTCCCACTCGCCCAGCTGAACCATTCCAACTTCGGTGGTCATAATTTCTCTCCAGAGAGGACTTGAGAAGGGCGGCTTTCGCCGCCCTCGCTGGCTTAGTTCGCGACCAGCATCAGCGCGAGCGCGTCCTTCTGCGTGACCTGATAGCCGTACACGTTCAGGCCACGGACCAAGTTGCCGAAGTCGTTCGGGTTCTGCAGCGACTCGACCTTCGCGATCTGCGATGCGAAGCTGATCGCCGACTTGTGACCGGCAACGATCGAGTGGCGCTTGGCGGTACCCGCCGACGCACCGCCCTGGAAGTTCTGGCCCGCAGCCGCGCGCGGCGTGAGGTTCGAGACGTACACCGTGAAGCGGTCGATCTGGCCGATCTTGCCGTTACGCAGGATCGACGTGCCGTCGCCCATGAACTGCGCTTGTGCGAGGTTCGACTGCATCAGCAGCTGGCGCTCGGTCGGCGTGATCAGGAGCCAGCGGTCCGTTTCAGGCACGTTGGCTTCGTCCAGCACCGAGCTGAGCGACGTGATCATCTGCAGGATGTTCGCGGCCGTGAGTGCAACCGGCGCCGTGTCGGTGCCGAGGTTGTACGCTGCCGAGATCTTGCCGGCCGTCGCGCCCATGTTGGTCGCAGCGCCACCGTTGTACGTGCCGAGCAGCACGTCCTGATCGATCGCGATCTTCATCTGCATCGACGCGTCGTTCGTGAACATGTCCATCAGCTTCGGCTTCGACTGCAGCTCGAGGACGTTGTTGACGTTCACGCCGAAATACTTGCCCTTGTTGATCTGCAGCGTGATCGTCGAAGGCGTCGGCACGTCGTAGTTCAGGTTCTGACCGACCGAGTAGTTGTAGATGTTGATCGACGGGATCGTGTTGATGATCACCGTGTCGCCCATCTGGCTGATCTCGCCTTGCCAGTCCGTGTTGGCGATCTCGCCGAAGACGGTGGCCGCGTAGAACTTCTGCGCGAGCTTGCCCGACCAGAGGGCCGGAATGAAGGTGCCCGAATAGGCGGTGCCGCCGTAGGCCACTTGGCCGGCCGGCGAGTTGAAACCACCTGCGTTGATCGGGTATACGGCGCCCGGGGTAATCGTGGCCATTGCAATGCTCCTAACGAGGTTGGGTCATCGCCGCCAGATCCCGGGTGCGTGCTTAGACGCGTCCTTCGGCAACGGCGGCGTTAAGGTCTGCTTCCAACTTCACCGCCATATCCGCCGGGATCAGGCCACGTCGCAGGTCGCTGTAGAAGGCTTCGATGGACTGCGGGGTCCAGTTCAGCTTCTGCTCGGTCTGCGGGGGCGCGCTCGTGCGGGTACGGGGCGGCGTGACCTGACGGTTGAGTTCGGCCTGGGGGTTGTTCACGTTCGCGGGGGGAGGTGTCAACGTCGCCTTGTAGGCTTCGAAGATCGTCGCGGAGCGATCCACGTCGAGGGTCTTCACGGCGTTGTCGAGCGCCATCTGGCGCGGCATCCCGTAGATCGGATCGACCTGCTGCAGCCACGCGAGGAACCCGGGGTCGACGTTCACCGTCGAGAGGTCCGACACGCGCTGAGAGAGCCTCGTGATAAAGGTCTCTTGCGAGTTCGCTCCAACCTGCTGCGATACGTTCCCAACCTGTGACTTGAGCTGACCGTTCTCGCCCTCCAACCGCGTGATCTTGGCGAGCAGCGGTGCCGTCGCCTGAGTGGTCGCGCGTTCGATGAGGTTGACGAGGTCTGCCCCGAAACTCTCTTTGTCTTGGTCGGTAACCAGCGGCGTCTGCGTGGCGGGAGCCGGGGCCGGGGCGGCGGTCTTCAGCGTCTGGTTCTCCGCGACGAGCGCGTTGACCTGTCCACTGAGCTGCCGTACGGCTTCGTTCAGGCGCGGGACTTCCGCGTCGAACATGCCCTTGAGGGTGTGGTACTTCTGCTCCCACTTGGGCTCCACGGGCTCCTGCGCTGCAGGCGCCGGTTGCTGCGGCGGTGCTACGGGTTCGGGCGTCTGCGCGGCGGGCGGCGGTGCGGGCTGCGGGGCGATCGGCTCTCCAGTCTCCGGGTCCACGGCGGCTCCGGTCTGAGAAAACTGCGCCATCAGTGCATCGGCGGCATCGGCTTGTTCCTGAACTGCGCGTGGCAACGACATGTCTTGCTCCCCCGCTCCGACTTGGTGTAGGCGCTCCGGCTTGACGGTCAGCGCCCGCAGCTTTACGGTCTGCGGCAAATTGGTTGGTTCGTGCTAACTTGGCCCCGGCTTGACGGTCGGCTAGTTAGCGCTGGTGATTCCGGTTGACGAGGAGTTTTTCGCCCTCGTCGATGTACAGCAAAATCGCTTTCAGCACGTCGATCTCACCCTGCAGGCGGGCCACATCGTGTATGTCTCGGGCGCGCGTCAGGTTGTCCAGCGCTGCGTCCTTCGACTCACGGAGGTGGATGACCAGCTGCGTGAAATCTGCTGCACGGAGCCGGGAGTACGTGTGGAGGGCCATGTCATTCGGTCGCTTCACTCTCGTACTCCTAAGCGTGTGTATGTGTACGTGCTAACTTCTGATGGCTACATGCTAACAAATGTCACTGAGCTTGCGAAGGGGCTGTATCAACAACCGCATCGTCGACTGCTTTAAAGCGCGGTGGCGAATACGTCAGATTTAAGATCCGCACGATCTCGAGGGTGGTGAATCCGAGCGCCCTCAGCTCCTGAATGTCCTCACCCACCGTTGGCTCCCGAGAAGTGGCCGGTCACCGGAGCGCCGTTCTGCAGCGTGGCGCCAGGGCCCGGGCGCGGGCCGGGTGCGCCCTGCGGGCCCTGCATGTTCGGCGTCGGTGCCCCGGGCAGCTGCGGCGGCGGGCTCATGCCCATGATCTGCTGGATCTCCTGCGGCACCATCGGCGCCTGACCCGGCAGCAGCACGCCGTGCTTGAGCATGAACTGCTGCGCGAACTGCAGCTGCTGCATCTGCTTCTGCTGAGCCTGCGCGGCCTGCTGCTCCTGCTGCCAGCGCTGCTTGAGGATCGGCATCGGCGCCACGATCTCGTCGGCGGGCATGTCGAGGGTCTTCACCGCGTTGCGGATCAGCTCGGCGATGCCCTCCTTGCCGACCACGTCCTGCACCATCTGGTTGCCCAGCGCGACCTGCAGGAACTGGCTCTGCTTCTGCTGCGCGGCGTCCTTTTGCATCAGCGCGACCGCGCCGCGCGCGACGACGTTCACCGCGCCCTTCAGATCCGGGTCGGTGCCGTAGCGCATGTTGTAGTAGTAGAGCCGGTCGATCGCGGGCTCGATCACCCGATCATCGACGTTACCGATGACCTGCTTGATCGACTTGCCGGCGTTGCCCATCAGCATCGACATGCCGGAGGCCGTGCGGCCGGCGCCGCCGGTGGGCGAATCGCCCGTCATGTAGCGCGGGATGCCGGTGTATTCGTCAGCCAGATTCGAGAACTGGTTGTAGACCATCATCAGCTCTTGCGACATCGACTGCGGCTGGAAGAACTGCATCGGCGGCTGGGAGCCGGACATCGGGTCGGAGGTGACCTGCCAGATTTTCCACGGGAAGATCTGCGTGATCTTTTCGCCTTCGGGCAGCCGGTCGACGTTGTAGACCACCTGCGGGCCGCTCGCGAGCCCCATGTTGTTGACCAGGGCGCGCGCGGCCGCGTTGCAGATCGCCTGCGAGTCGCGGCACAGGTCGGCGACCGAGTTGCCCCAAAACGCGCCAGGGACTTCCTCGTAGCTCGCCTTGTAGTAGGGCTTGCGGCCGAGCGGGTCGGGGTTCATCACCGCCTTGATCACCCAGTTGCCGATGAGCCACGCCTCGATGGGGTATTCAGCGAGCGGATCGTCGATCTCGCCCTCGTCCATGCCCCAGTCGAGCAGCATCTGGCCCTGCACGCTGCCCCAAAACTGGAGCGCATCGATGAGCTCGGACGGGTTGGTCGCGACCCCGATGGTCGCCTTGCCCTCGGCGGTGGCCTTCGCCTGATCGACGTACAGCCACTCACGCAGGCCGCCCTTGCCGTAGGCTTCGAGCACCGCGCGGATCGCCTTGTCCGAGTACCCTTCGACCCCGATCAGCGCATTCAGGTCCGCGCGCTGCAGCTTGTGACGCTCGATCAGCCAGCCGTCCTCGATGTTCGAGGCGTCGGGCGCGGGGTACATCATGAACGGGTCGACGCGTTCCCACTCGAGCGCGAGCTCCTCGCGCACGTCGGGCGCCCAGCCGGTGGGGCCCTGCATCCACTTCAACTTCGGGCGCTTGCGCACCACCGGGCCCTTCATGAAGGCGGCCGGGAAGGTCGTGATATCGTCGATAAACTCACCGAACGAGCGCACCCAGCCCCCATCGATGAGCTGTGTGTGCATCTTGCGCTCCATGCGCGCGGCGTCCTGCTGCGCCATGTCCTGCAGCTGCGCCATGCCGACGTCTTTCAGCGCCATCAGCATCTGGCGCACCTCGAAGTCGGTCGGGTTCTGGCCCGCCTGCATCACCTTCATGAGCTGCTGCTGCGCGACCGCCATGATCTCCTGCAGCAGCTGCGGGGGCATGTCCGCGACCGGCGGCGCCTCGATGGTCCACGGTTTGTCGTCGGTGGAGGTGACCATCACGTCGCGAATCCAGCTGGCCGCGGCGCGGCACTTGTTCGACGTGAGCATCATGTAGATCGCGGTGCCGCCCTGCTCGGCAATCTGCGCGATCATGTCAGGGTCGTACTCGCCGCGGCGCTGTCGCACCGACTGCAGCATCCGCTGCTCGGCGGTCATTTCCTTCGCCTGCCGCGCCTGATACCAGTATTTTCGGATGTGGCCGGCGAACCCCTGCACGACGGGGTCGTTGTTCGCGGCCTGGGCGGCAGCGCGCTCCTCGGCGAGCAGCTGCGCGACCGATTTCATCGGCATGATGCCGCCGATCGTGGTGGCGCCGGGTGCGGCGCTCGAAGTGATATTCAGGGCCTGTTGCACCATTGCCGGCTCAGTCGAAGGTGTGTGAACCCGCTAACGTATAGCACACAGGCTGCTAACTGGACAGCGTCAGGCCCAGCGGTACGGCGCCTTTTCGATCGGCCGCGCGGCGCTGCGCATCGACCCGCCGGTGGCGTTGCCGTCGGCGTGCAGGCAGGCGTACTGGTGGCCATCTGCCACATGGGAGTGTCGGTTCTTCTCCGGTGAGTCGTCGACATCTCCGTTATTTTTGATCTTGTAGCGGTAGCCGCCGCGCAGCGCGTTAATAAGCGCCCTGCATGACGGATCGATCAGGTGCGCAGGCTTGCCATCCACCATGCGGGTGAGCCACGAATCCACCGCGTTGATGCGTGCGGCGATTGAGTTCGTCTTCGCTGTCACGACACGGAATCCCTCTTGCTTCAGGATATCCACGACCGAACGCTCATCGGTCTGCGCACGTTGGTTGCCTGCTGGATCGCAGATGATGAGGACATTCATGCCCGCGAAGCGGCGCGCGATGAGTGGCTTCAGCAACTCCCGGCTAAAACGCAGCGCGCCCATACCGTCACTGGTGAGATCTGCAAAGGTAAGAAGCCGGCCCTGCGGGTCGATCTGGTTGATCGTGCAGGCTGGCGTGAGTCCCAGGTCCATGCCGATCAGGAGCGGGTGGGTGCTCATGCGGATCGGCCGCAGCTCGCTTTTCGCCACATGTAGGTCGCTGTCGAAGGCGCGAAACACCGGCTGGCCGGAGAGCGACTTGCCGAACTTGCCGTGCACGAAGATGTCGATCCAGTCCTGCGACTTCCCCTCGCACAAGTTTTCGTAGTAGTCGGGCTTGAGGTACTGGTGCCAGTCCGCTTCCGGCGAGAGCCCCGAGGGCTGGAAGAACACCGCGGCGTTGTCAGGCGGGTTCGAGAGGTAGGTCTCCCAAAACGTGTCCATGTCGGGCGGGTTCGACTGGCCCCAAAACTTGTCGATCTGGTTGCCGTAATCGTCCTGCGAGCCCACGCCGTTATCGGCCTTCGACGGGTACCGCCCGAGGCGCCCCTGCAGCGTGTGGAACACCTCGGGGTTCAGTTCACGAAACTCGTCTGCGATGCCGAACGTCGCCTGCAGCGACAGTAGCCGTCGCACGTCCCCCGCGTCGTCGAGGCCCCGGAACAGCACCTCGCACTCGACGTCAGCGAACTTCAGGACGAATTTGTAGTTGGTCTTTTCGTAGTTGCCCGCGAGCCCGTCCGGGTACCAGCGCAGAAAGTCGGGGATCGAGGTGTCGCGCAGCTGCTCACGCGACTGTCGAATCCACACCGCGCGGGAGCGCCGGATTCCGTCTTTGCATGCCTTGATGCGCTTCGCCTCGTAGGCGATCTTCAAGATCCCCGCGGTGGTCTTCGTTGAGCCGACCGGGCCCACCACGAGGTTGATGAACTTGTCACTCGTGAAGAAAGGGACCAGCGTCCCCGGTGGCGTATATACGGCGGTGCTCATGCGTCAGGGATCTCATGGTCGGGGATGTCGATGGTGAGCACCGGGTCAGGCGGGGTGATGTCCTTCTCCTTGGGGCGTGCGTCCACGGTCGACGGTAAGTTGATCGTGATCGAGAAGCCCGGGCCGGATCCGGCGCCCGCGGCGGCCTTCGGGGCCTTGTCGCCCCACTTCACGAGGGCTTCGGTGACCGCCAGCTTCTGCATCAGAGGCACCTCGGACGACAGGCCGATGCGCAGCAGGTCGTCGAGCATCATCTCGGCGCCCAGGCCCGCCTTGGTGCGGAAGGTCCAGCCTTCGGCCGCGAGCTCGGCCTGCTTGGCCGCCACCGCGTCGAGGAACGGCTGCCACTTCGAGAGCTGCTCCCAGCGGTGCCCCGCGAAACCGAACCGGCGTGCGATGTCCTCCGGCTCCTCGAGGCCCTTGGCCATCTCCGCGACCATCTCGGAGGGGACCTGCAGGTTCGCGTCGCGCAGCGGGTCGGGGGTGATCTCTCGGGTCATGCCAGCTTCTTGATCTTCGTGATCGCGACGCGCGGGATCGTCATGGTCTCGCTGAAGTCGCTCGAGAACTCATCGGCCCCGCGGCTCAGCGCCAGCGTGATGGCGTGCTTCGAGTCGTGGATCAGGAAGCCCACGGTCTCGCACCGGCTCGGCTGCCAGAAGCCCTTGGGCGCGTCGTTGAATCGCTGCCAGCCGCTGTTCGAGCAGCTGTCGACCCATGAGACCAGGACCATCTTCGGGCGCGGTTTAATTGAGCGTGCGGGCATTGGACGTGTTGCCAGAGAAGTCTGCGATG